TACGCATCTGCATCAATAAGGGCAAGAAATTTAACTATACTTCCAAATGACAATGGAAGATTTATGCCAGATTATACTATTTTATCTACCGGTAGCAGTGATAGTTCAAAGTTTAAATCTATATACGGCGGTCAAAATTTAAGTCTGGTATCTATAGATTCAATGATATCCACAGGAACAATATTTCCTGGATTGCCAACAACAGCAGTTTCAGATGTAATTGCAGCAATAGATGATGATGCAACAACACTTCCTGATGCAACAGGTCCCGATACAATAACAGCACTAATAGCAGGTGTTACACCTGAAAGCATGGGTGGAATATCAGGTCCAATACTCACAATTGCACAAAGAACGCGAGATTTATCTTCTAATGAGATATGCTTTTTCGACATATCAAATCTTTTCTATGGAGATCAAATAAAAGAGGAGTCTTTGACAATTGTAGATAACTCACTAACTGGATCAGGTGGAAAGATAAAGATATCGCTAAGGGATAACGGAAAGGGAGGTGTATATAGGTGTGATGCACAAGGTCCAAATCCCAAATGGTCAAATATAGGGAACTGTATATATGATGAGGGAATTGTTCTTGTTAAACACCCAGCGCTAACATTTTTTGGAAAAGATCAGTTTGAAATAACATTTAAGGGTCACCAAAATATTCATATAAAAATGTATAATATTGAACTAGGCAGCGGATTATTTAATTCATCTAGCAACCCTCAATATAAAGTCTTGTCAGCTTCTGGAAGTCCATCAGATATTGGAAAGAAGTTTGTATATATAGACAGCCTTAATCTTCATGATGAAAATTTAAATATAATTATGAGGGCAAATTTCGCACAACCGATTAAAAAGAGAGTGAATGATTCTATGGTAATAAGATTTAAGATGGATTTTTAATGATACTTGGCCTAGATGTTTCAACTGCATGTACTGGATGGTGTGTCTTAGATATGAGTGGATCACTTGTTTCTATGGGTGCAATAGAGCTATCAAGTATAAAGAACACATACAAAAAAGCAAAACTAGTAAGAGATAAAATGTCTTCTCTTTTAATTGATTATAATATAAAAAGCGTTTATATAGAGGAAAATTTACAATCATTCAGATCAGGATTTTCATCAGCGAGAACATTATCAACACTAGCAAGATTTAATGGAATAGTATCACTTATATGCTATGAGACATTTAACTTAGATCCTATCCATATAAACGTCAATCATGCAAGAAGATCACTGGATATAAAAATTATTAGAAAAAAAGACGGCGGACAGCCAACAAAGGCACAAATTTTAAATTGGGTATCAGGTGAGATCGATTTCTTATGGCCGACTAAAATCTTAAAATCTGGCCCTAGAAAGGGATTAAAGATCACAAAGGATACATGCTATGATATGGCAGATGCATATGTCATAGCAAGAGCTGGAATACTAGAGTGTAAATAGTTCAAAAATAGTTTATTATTACCTACAAGTATTGGAAAAGGTATATTGAACTCTGTAACTGAAAAGCTAGATTTCCTAAGATCTGTTTTTGGTGATATAAAAGTCGCTAGAGACGGAGTTAATGTTGCTGTAATGTGTCCTTCATGTGAAAATAAAAGAAAAGAAAAATTTTCAATAAATATTGAAACATGGCAGTGTCACTGCTGGATATGCGGTGTAAAATCAAATAATTTATTTTTTATACTAAGAGACAAAGTTTCAAATTCTTTATCTGTAAAGTTTAAAGAGAAATTTGATACAAACAATTCTATAAAATTATCTAAAAATATTGAAAATGTTGATAGTGAAATTCCAAAAATTCCAGATAATTTTATACTTTTATCAGAAGCATATCTTGGAAATACTCGCGATCCAGATATAAGGGCATGTATATCGTATCTCTTTAAAAGAGGCTTAACAGTAAGCGATTTATGGTATTTTAAAATAGGAACATCTATAGACGGTAATTACAGACGTAAAGTAATATTTCCATCATTTTCAACCGAGGGAGAGATAAATTACTTTGTATCCAGAACTATAGATGATGATCAAAAAATAAAATATAAAAATTCAAAAAATAAAAAGACAGAAATAATTTTTAATGAAATTAACATAGATTGGAACAGAGAAGTGACTATAGTAGAGGGACCATTTGATCTTGTAAAAGCAAATAAAAATTCAACTTGTATTTTAGGATCAAAGCTTTCAAAAGAAAGCAGACTATTTAAAAAGCTTGTAAAGAATAAAACACCAGTTCTTTTAGCACTTGATTCAGATATGAAATTAGAATCTCATATGATAGCAACGTCACTTGATAGTTTTGGATGCAGAGTAAAAATTTTAAATAATAGTACTACACATGATGTTGGTGATATGAAAAAGCAAGAATTTATGATATTAAGAAATGCATCGACAGAGTGGAAAAGAGGCGATCTTTTAAAGTTTAGAATTGAATCAATTAAGACAGGTTCTATACTTAGTTAATAGTTATATTTATCATCAGGGAAAACAGTAGAAAATGAATAGGCTAGAACTTAGAAAATTTATTATTGATGAAATGAAAACAATAATTCAAGATGACGCTTTGTTTAGACATGAAGATAATCCTGGAATTCTTGATAAGATTGATATTCCGGGAGACTCTCACAAGAAGCACAGGTCTCGACATTCATATATGGCAAGGCCACAGCTATACAGTATTGTAAAAAATGCATCAAAAATATTTAATATGCTAGAAGATGGTCAAGAAATAGACGATTGGATGGAGAGCCATATTTCTCAAGCTTCTGAAATGATAGAGTCTGTATTTAGAAAGCTAGATTATAAAAATAGTGGTCATAAACTCGATGGAATATTAGATAATAATTCTGAAAATCTTCAAAAGAATCATGATACTGAGTCTCTTCAAGATTATACTAAAATAGATTTTTAAAAAATATCTTCTATCATATAAGAAATACTATTTGTACATGTGCCTACAATGTGTAATAATTGAATAGTACTAAAACTTTATTATAATGAAAATAGTTCATATTGCAGACATACACTGGCGTGGTCTTTCACGCCACGATGAATACATAGAGTCATTTAAAGATTTCTTTAAATCATGCAGATCTCTTTCACCAGACGTAATATACGTTGGAGGAGATATTGTACATTCAAAAACTCAAGGTATCTCACCAGAGCTTATTGAAAATCTTACGTGGTGGTTTGAAGAGCTATGCAAGATATGTCCAGTCCATGTTATACTTGGAAATCATGACGGATTAATCATGAACAAGGATAGGCAGGATGCAATAACACCAATACTCTCTGCAATTGGCAATAAAAATATACACTTGTATAAAAAATCTGGAATATATCCTACAGGTATTAGCGGATTTAACTGGTGTGTATTCTCATGTTTCGATGAAGAAGGATGGCCAAGAGTTGTCCCAGTTGATAATGAAATAAATATTGCACTATTTCATGGTCCTGTATGGGGTTCAAAAACAGATATAGATTGGGAGATAGATGGCGACGTAACAGATGACTTCTTTGATATGTTTGATTTTACCATGCTAGGTGATATACACAGGGCACAATTTTTAAATAAAGAAAAAACAATGGCATACTGTGGATCATCAATACAACAAAACTATGGTGAAAGTCAAGGAAAGGGATTTCTATTTTGGGATATTAAAGATAAAAACGATTTCACAGTTAAGTTTTATCCAATACTTCATTCAACACCGTTTGTAACAATTGAGTGGAAAGGAAATGTCGAAGATACGATTAATGAAGCAAAAAGATTTCCAAAGAAATCAAGATTTAGAATAAAGTCAGATACAATAATAACACAAGCAGATTCTCAAGAAATAGGATCAATACTTAAAAAGCAACATTTTGCAACTGAAGTTGTTTTTAAAAATGATCACCAGTTTGATCCAAAGAAATATCACATATCAATAGGAAATAATTCTGAAACATTAAATCTTAGAGATCCTTCTTTTCATAAATTTCTATTTAAAGATTTTTTTAAAAATTCAAATCTTCTAGATGAAGAATCAGAAGATATGAATAATCTAATAGTAAAGTATATATCAGAGATTAGTGAGAAAGACGAAATTCTAAGAAACTCTAGATGGGAAATTGAAAATATAAAGTTTGATAATTTATTTGCTTATGGAAAAAACAATTATATAAATTTTAAATCTAATCCTGGAATAACTGGAATATTTGGAAAAAATGCAAGAGGAAAATCTTCTATAATTGGATCAATGATGTATTGTTTATTTAATACAACTGATAGGGGATCTGTAAAAAACTTGCACATTATCAATACAAGAAAAAATTCATGTCATGCATCAATAGAGATAAATTTAAATGGAGAAAAATTTAGAATAAAAAGATCTACAGTAAAGCATACAACGAGAAAGGGAGAAGAATATGCTTCAACATCACTTCAAATAGAAAGAATTGATGAAAGTGGATCTGTTGTTGAAAACCTTAGTGAGGAACAGCGAAGGGAGACAGAGAAAACTTTAAGAAGAATGATAGGAATATCTGATGATTTTTTAATGACATCTCTTGCATCTCAAGGCGGCATGAATAACTTTTTAAATGAAGGTGCTACATCAAGAAAATCAATATTGACAAAATTTCTAGATCTTGAAGTGTTTGATAAGATGAATGATATGTGTAAGCGAGATTCATCCCAAATAAGAGATATTATGAGGTCTATAGAAAATAAAGATTGGGATGTAGTAATACCTGAAGTAGAGATTGAGATAGAAAAGAAGAAGCTAAGTCTTACAGAAATATCTAATAAAATATCTTTAAATAGAAAAATACTAGGTGACCTTAGGGTAAAGATAGCGTCTAGCGATTCTTCCAGTAGCTTTACAATAGGACAGGTTAATGAGCAGAAAAAAGTTGTTAAATCTATAGACATAGAAAGTAATAAAGTCTTAGACCGCATATTAAGTGAAAAGGAAGGCGCCCTAGATCTCAATGAAAAGTTAGAAAAGATAATATCTGTAGTAGATTCAGTTTCAATAGAAGAGCTTAAAAGCCAGAGAGACGCAAAGATATCTCTTGAGAAAACTTCTATATCTCTTTGTGGCCAGAGAGATGGAATAGCAAAAGAGCTAGAAAGAATAGAGAAGTCTGCAGAGAGTCTAAGCATAGTCCCTTGCGGCGATCAATATCCTTCATGTATGTTTATAAAATCTTCACATGAAGACAAAGCTATGATAAAAGATCATCTTGAATCGCTATCTGAAACACTGGATGAAATAGAGAGAGCATCTGACTGTATTAAAGTTTTATCTGAAATAGACCCGGAAGATAAAATTAGAAAATATAATGCCCTTATATCTAGACAGAAAGACCTAGAGCACTCCATTATTAGGAGTAATTCAAATATAGAAAATTTAACAGATAAGTCATTAATACTAAAAGAAAAGTTGTCTAAAGAAAAGGCTCGACTAGATGAGATGAATCTTATGATATTAAGTGATGATGAGTCAATTGTGCCTGATAAAATAGACAATATATCTAAGTTTATTTCAAATCTCGATCTAGACAAAAATAGCATCATCGAAGAAATAGCTACACTAAAGATAAGAAAAAATTCACTATCTGACGATAGGGACAGATTCAAAGAGATAAAGGATCAGTTAAAAATTTACGACTTATTTATGCAAGCATCATCAAAGAAGGGTATTCCGTTAAGAATAATGATGTCAAGACTCCCGATTATTAATTCTGAGATATCAAAAATACTTCTCGGGGTCGTAGACTTTACAATAAATCTTGAAGCAGATAGTGATTCAAATTCAATGGATATCTATATAGATTACGGAGATAGCAAGAGAGTTATTGAGCTTGCGTCTGGCATGGAAAAAATGATAGCATCTCTTGCCATTAGGGTTGCCTTGATAAATACTTCATCACTTACAAAAACAAATATGATAATAATAGATGAAGGATTTGGTGCTCTTGACGAAACAAATCTTGAATCTTGTGCAAGACTTCTCGAATCTTTAAAGAGATGGTTTAGAAATATAATAGTTATTTCTCATGTTGATGCTGTAAAAGATTGTGTTGATGGATCGTTGGAGATTACAAAAAATGGAAAGGATTCATATGTCTATTGTGAGTAATAAAATTCCAATCTTTTGTCCAATGTGTGATATAATGATGGGAACAGGTCAGGATACAGAGTTTTTTCTTACATACGGGGTTTGTAAAGATTGTTCAATAATGTTTGCAGAACCTAGAAAGAAAAAATGGAAAGAGGGCTGGAGGCCTTCTGAAAAAGAAATTAAAGAATTTAAAAGTACAAATTCAAAAAGAGTATTTTCAATTCTTTCGCAAATAGATAATTACATTTAGAGGAAATAAAATGCTAAATTCACAAGAAGTCAATATTTTAGGTCAAATTTGCAATGGAACATGGGGAAAAGGTTCATACGGAAACAATCGTGTCCCTACAATGTCAATAACAACATCTCTTCAGGGAAATATTATGACATGCACATATACAACAGTTGTAAATCTAGCGTCTGAAAGAAATCTTAGAGATCAATCAAAAGTTTTTGAATCAGAGTCAGTTAGTATGCTAAAGCAATATTTTGACAATATAAAGTCTGAGTTCAAGAGTAATGCTGGTAGATCACTAAAGGCAAAGGAAGTCTCAAATACAGATTCTATTGAGCTTATTACAACGTCACCCTATACTCCTAGAAAGACTGCTTACTATAGAAGATTTATAAACTATGAAGTAGAGTAGTATGTCTGCCAGCAAGTCAAGGCAAATAAAAGAGATAGTTAAAAGTGGAAAAAATCCTGTATACTTTTTTAATAGCTACTTAAAGATACAGCATCCAATAAAGGGATTAATTGGGTTTGATACATATAAGTTTCAAGATGACTGTGTTGAAGACTTTATAGAGAATAGATTTAATATAATATTAAAGTCTAGACAGCTAGGAATGTCAACACTGGTTGCAGCATATGCTGTCTGGATGGCACTTTTCCAGAGAGATAAAAATGTACTAGTAATTGCTACAAAGCTTAGTGTTGCTCAAAACTTTATATCAAAAGTTAAAATAATGATAAGAAGTCTTCCCAGCTGGATAGTAATGCCTTCAATAACAACTAATAATAAACAGTTAATTGAATTAAGCAATGGTTCATCAATAAAGGCAATTCCAACATCAGACGACGCAGGTAGATCAGAAGCACTATCACTGCTTATAGTAGATGAGGCTGCTTTTGTTAAAAACTTTGATGAACTTTGGATGGGATTGTATCCTACGATATCTACCGGTGGCCGAGTTATAATTTTATCTACACCGAATGGTGTAGGTGGCCAGTATTACAAACTCTATAAAGATGCAGAGGCAAATCTAAATGAATTTAATCCAATAAAGCTTCCGTGGGACGCGCATCCCGATAGAGACGATGAGTGGTTTAGCGAAACAACGAAAAACCTATCAGATAGACAAATTGCCCAGGAGTATCTCTGTGACTTCGCATCGTCGGGAGAAACGTTTCTATCAAGCATAGATATGGAGTACATCAGAGCGCAAATAAGACCACCTAGAGATAGGTCTGGACCAGATATGGGTGTGTGGATATGGGAATACCCGCTTTCAGAGCACAGTTACATAATTTCAGCAGACGTTTCTAGGGGAGACTCTCGCGATTACTCTACATTTCATGTTATAGATGTAACTTCCGGAGAGTGTGTTGCAGAATATAAGGGTAAAATTCCGCCAGATAGATTTGGAGAGCTCATAGCAGAGTTTGGAATGAAGTATAATAAAGCTCTTGTTTGTCCTGAGAATAATAGCTATGGATATGCAACTATATTAAAAATGAAAGAGATAGATTATCCCAACATGTATTACAAGAAAAGAAAAGCAGTGTATATTGGTGGGTATACGCCCGAATATGACACAGATCTTGCTGGATTTACAACAAGCGGAAGGACAAGATCTTTAATTTTAACAAAACTAGAAGAAGTCTTGAGAAATAAAATGATAAAAATATATAGCTCTAGATTCTATGATGAGCTTAAGACTTTTGTATGGATTGGAAATAAGGCGCAAGGTATGAAAGGTCACAATGATGATCTTGTTATGAGTTTTGCAATAGGTACTTGGCTTTATGATGCATCTGAAGACTATAGTAAAAATTCAAGATTAATTAATGATGCCATGTTAAAAGCAATGTCAGTTACAAGAAATTCTTATGATGATCTTCCAGATGCTATACTTGACGGAAGGCCTCATAATAATAAATCACAAGAAAACAAGAATGTTGACAAAAAGTCAAAAATTGATAGAAATATACACGGTACGGAAACTAATAAAAAGTTAAAAATACTTAGTGAATGGGATTGGATACTTAAATAAGTATCAGGGATAGCTAGATGGCAAATGAATCAGGTGCGGCACTATTTAGAAGACTAACAACTCTTTTTAGAAGTGGTCCAGTAGTAAAGAGAAAAGTAAGATCACTGGATTCGAGTGTAAAGACTTCCTCTGCATTCGAAACATTCAGAAAAAATCAAAGTAGCGTGTATAGCTCAGCAATGAGTGCATACGGAACATATGATAGAATGGCTAGATACTCTGATTTTTCAGAAATGGAGTACACACCTGAAATAAGTTCAGCGCTAGATATATACTCTGAAGAAACAGTTGCTTCAGATGAACACGGTAGAGTTCTACACATATATTCAGAAAATCCAACAATTGATAATCTTTTAAATGATCTCTTTTATGATACACTGAATGTAGAATTTAACTTGACTGCTTGGGCAAGAAATTTATGCAAGTATGGAGACTTCTTTCTTTTCAATGACGTTAGTCCTGAGCATGGAGTAATAAGTGCATTTCCAATACCAGTAAATGAAATAGAGCGAGAAGAGGGTTTCGATCCAGATGACCCATCTGCAGTAAGATTTAGATGGGTAACGCAGGGAAATCAGGTGCTTGAAAACTGGCAAGTATCTCATATGAGAGTCTTAGGTAACGATGCATTTTTACCATATGGATCATCAGTTTTAGAGGCTGCAAGAAGAATATGGAGACAGCTAATACTTGTAGAAGAT